ATGATTGAAATTAAAACACTACTTGAACATGATAATGTTAAAGAACTGACTAAATATGTTGATGAGATTTATTCTATTTCTCGCTCCTTAGCTAAATATGGCGTTGAGGCGTGTTCTGGCCTAAAAGATCCCGGTTCAGTCAACATAACCGAAGCAATGCAGGTATTAATCAAAATGGGGGGGCAAACCTTCGCAAATGAATACCTGAGATTTCTCTATTTTCTTAATGGTTTTAGCCTTAATGGCACCACTATGTACGGTATTTTTTCTGATGAACAAAATATTCGTGATATCCGTAGAGCCAGAGCTAACCTGCATGAAGTACCAGAGCTTTATCCTGTAGAATTTGATGACTATGTTTTCATTGGGCATAACGAAACTGATGTTGTTATTTTTAATCAGATTAGTGAAAAATTTGAGCTACGTGATCGTATCGGTACAGTAGATACTCTTTGGGATAGTTTTGACGATATACCTAGTTTATTGAAGGTACTTATCGACAATCTTCGGCCAGCCCCTGATATTGAATGAATAGTGTAATTATATGCGCAATATTGTTGATGACCTGAGTCGTGTTGGGAAAATATTAGGGTATATGATACACCCTAAATTCACGGGACATGTGGAACAACATGACTTCGGGCGTGGTATTGGTGCTGTACAACCAGATTTTTGGGATCAGTATTTAGAGTTTGTTTCTCTAATGGATGGTTTCATTATTGATGGATATTCTGTTTACGGTTTATCTAACTATGATGAAGTACATAACGAATTATTTGAATATAACGATGAACAAACCAATATCCTCCGCGAAGCGCCTGAATTAGTTGTCGATGAAATAAACTACCTAATATTTATAGGCTCAACAGGGACCTACTCGTTTGTTTATGACGTTCGGACCCATAAATGGGAGGTTCGTGATCGTATCGCTATTGATGAAGCATACGAATCATTTGATTCTTTAGTCGAGTTTCTTGCTGCACAACTGGCTCGAATTAAAGCAGATAATGATTTATAGATGCATATAGTAAACTGAGCAATTCAGGCCAGTTAAACCTTAAGGGGTCGAAATGACGCTTACAGAAGAACAGAAGGCGCTTTTCGATGCCCTGACGCAATTACAGCGCAGATTCGTTACCGCGCTGCTAGAGGGTGCCAATCAAACCGAGGCATACCGAAGGGCTGGCGGTAAAGCTAAAGGCGATGGTGAGCGTTCCAAAGCCAGCCAGTTAGTAACAAATAGTAACGTTCAAGCCTTCCTCCAGTCCGTACAGCACGAAACAGTTAACGCGGCCATCATGACCTACACGGAAGCGATGGAACGACTAACATTGATGGGGCGCACGACAATTCATGACATCGCCACGTTTGGCAATTATCAGATTGGTGAAGACGAGGACGGGCAACCGGTCTTTCAGGCGTCATGGAAGTTTAAGGACTCCAAAGATATTAAGCCCGAACACCTGGCCGCTGTCGCTGAATTATCCACTGGCAAAGACGGACTAAAAATTAAGCTGCATGATCCGAAAGCTGCCATCAAGCAACTGGCTGAAATGTGCGGATGGGAAGCACCGAAGAAAGCCGAATTGACCGGCGCGAACGGTGGCCCGATCCAAACGTCAAACCTAACCCCGGATGAAGCCGCCGAAGCCTACCGTAAAATGATGGGGTGATTTGGGTAAATTTACAGAGGCGGCGACACTGGCAGCCAAGGAACGTCACCGCCAGAGGATGAGTGCGCCAGCTTACCAGTGGAAGAAGCCAACGCCTCGCCGATGATTGTAGTATCGAAGTGTGGCGATGCGGTGAACGGGCATAAAATAACCAATAAACCCCATGATTACCCCTGCAAAATATCCCCGGCATATCCCAGAAATAACAAAGGAGTTACGCTATTAACGTAACTCCTTGTTTTATTTGGTGGCCCCTACTGGACTTGAACCAGTGACCAAGCGATTATGAGTATCTAACTATACCTATGCAAATCATATGATTATGTTATATGTCAGTGACATAGACTGCCAATGATTGCCAGAAAATGCCAAATTATACAATCTCTACCGCCACTTTATCGCCACTCATTGCCAGCGGATTAAGTTTCAGTGCTTCTTCTAAATGGTCTGGTGAAAAGTGCGCGTAACGCATAGTCATTTTAATATCGGTATGTCCAAGTACACGCTGTAATACCAGTATATTACCGCCATTCATCATAAAATGTGATGCAAAGGTATGGCGTAATACGTGGGTCAATTGGCCCGCTGGTAATTCTATTTCCGTACGATTTAGGGCTGAGCGAAATGCGCCATAGCATGAGGTAAAAAGATGCCCTTTTTTCTTGTCAGGTAAGGCATCATATATTTCCGGGCTAATGGGGATAGTTCTATTCTTTTTGCCTTTGGTCTTGGTATAAGTGATTTTATATTTATTAACTTGGCTGCGTCTTAGCTCTTCAGCCTCAGACCAGCGAGCGCCAGTAGAAAGACAGATTTTTACAATATTCACCAAGTCAGCGTTGTTCTCTCGCCCGCACTCAAGCAACAAGTGGGCTATCTGCTCTTTAGTGAGGAAAGCCATCTCACTCTCTTCAGTACGAAAAGGCCGTATATTTTTAAGCGGATTTTCGCCAGCCCATTCACCTAGACGATTTAGCTCGTTAAAAACTGCTCGGAAATATGCTAACTCTAGATTTATAGTGCGCGGTGCAACTTTAGTTACTCTGCTAGAACGGGCAAAGTCGCCTTTTAGGCGCTTCTCTCTGTACCGTGAAAACATCTGAGCGTCAAAATCTTTTGCTAGCGGTTGGCCCATGCACTCGTAAGCATGATGCATTGCTTGCTGCCGCCTTTCACCGTCTTTTAGTGTTATACCATGTGCTGTAAACCATGCATCAACCAACGTTTTTAGAGTCCGTTCATCTTCTTTTTCATCGTGCCAAGGTTTCTGAACAGTGTGTTGCTCAAAGGAAATAGCTTCGCCTTTTGTCGCGAACTTTCTACGAATGCGCTTACCTTTGGCTCCATTAAGGTAAATTTCACAGAGCCACCATCCATCAGCCTGTTTTCTGATTGCCATCAGTTAACCTCGGTGTAAATTCCAACAACGCGGCCAAGTGTTTTAATCTCATCAATGCCACATTCAAATGGCACCCTACCACCCGTAACGTGGAGCCTCCTGGCAGGAAGTAAAGCCAGTTCACGGATACTGATAGAACCCTCAATATCTACCAGCCACAACCCATCTGAAATAGATGCGGATAGCTCTATAACATGCGTCTTACCATCGGATTTAACACACTGCGGGTGAGTTAGCACTTTGCCAAATAGTTTTGGGTCGATGCTCAAAATTCCATCTTCTATTAACTTACTTTCACTTAAAGTGAATGATTTTAGCTCTAATACTTCATATTTAGGGGTTTCACCGCTGAATCTTGGCCCGTCCCCAGTCAGTAACCAGCGGATGTTTGCGCCGGTATCCATGGAACATTTTACGGCGAAATCATATGAGACAGTTCCGCGTGTGTACCTGTTCTGTAGTGAACTTGCGGCGATGTCAAAATGTCGTGCTAGCTGAATTTTTTGATGAAAACCGTAAACCTCGCAAATCCTATCAAGCAGTGCTTCGTTATTAATTTCAGCATCCAAAATCATAAAATGTTCATCCGAATATTTACAAATACTATCTCTAGCATTATGATTAGCTCAAATCGAATGTCATTGATGGCAAAAGTTGGCAAACCGTGGCAATCAATGGCAAATATTTTCTAACCGGGAATAATGCATTATGACAGCACTCATTACAATCAAGATCCCACGAGAAACCGTCTTTCCAGAAGAGTTTGCAGCCCTTGAGGGGGTTTCTGTTCGTACCGTCTATCGTCGTACAACTGGTAACGACGCCTGTATCCCCATTGAACCGCGCACCATCAAGAAAGGAAACAAGCGAGCTAGCGGCCCTATCAAGATTCTTTATGCTCGTTATAAAGAACTGGAAGCAAGAAAAGCGCTTGGTCATTCCCGTTTTCAAATCGTCATCGGTGCATAATTCACATTAAGTGAATTTTTAGGGGAAAACATGTTTGATTTTTCTGTTTCTAAACATCCGCACTTTGACAATGCATGTCGCCAGTTTCCAACGCGCCACAATCTGACGCAGTTGGCGAAACAGTTGGATATGAATGCGCAAACGTTGCGGAACAAGCTAAACCCGGAGCAACCGCACCAGCTTACGGTTACTGAATTGCTTGCGATCACCGACGCAACAGAAGACGCCAGCCTTATCGATGCCATGTTGGCGCAAATAAATTGTATGCCGTCAGTGCCAGTAAATGAGGCCAGCGCCGATAACATTTCTACCTACGCACTTAAAGCAACTGCCGCCGTGGGTTCTATTGCAGCCGCAGCGGTACAAGGCAACCATAAAACAGCATTCAGCAAATCAGCCCTGCTGGATAGTGTCAATACTGCGATTCGCCACCTGTCACTGATTGGTCTGACAGTGCAATGTCGCATTCAGTCAACCCCTGCGCTTGCTTCAACCGTTGACGTTATTAGCGGGTTGAGTGCTGCCGCCGGTTTGAGTTGAGGTGTCTTTATGATTATTTCTATTGCTCCACTGTTAAAACAGCAAAGCCCGGTAAGCCTGCGCCATTTCGGTCACGGTATGCTGGAGTTGAAGAACGGCCAGCGCTGGAAGCCGGGAAGTAATCAAAAGGCGCTTTTACAAGAACTGTCCTCTTCAAAGAAGACGCCAATATTACGCCGTCTGCTCGGGTGTTGATTGGGGGATATATGCTGCAATTAACGGAAGCTGAAAAATTGAGAATGACGGGCATTGCTCGTATTGCTGAAATTAAAGAAAAATATTTACGTAATAGAAAGAATATTGCTCAGGAGGCTTTTGATAAGTCACCGGCACATTTACGTAAAACAATCTGCTTTCATGCAGGGTTAAAAAGTCGCCATGTGAATATGCAGTTTTCAGAATTAACTCCAGCAGAAAGAGAATCTGTTGTTGAAACGCTGAACTACTTAATTGAGTTTACTCGTTCGCTGCCGTCGTTTGTCAGTAATGATAACTGCACACTGAATATTATTAATTAATCATCACCGCAATATATGGCGTTCTACTCGCCGGGTTTCGTATTGCCTAAAAACAGGAATTATCTATGCAGAATACAGAACAGAATATATGGGTTTTCGTAGACCCCGCCAAGCCGGGCAGTGACCGATCAATGACAATGATGTCAGTCGAATCAATGGAGCTAATGCTCAATGAAGCTCGAATAGATGAAAGGAAGAATCAGGCCGTTATCGTTTCAAACTATATGGAAACCATGGCCGCAAAAATCCTTAATCTTGAAATGAATTGTAAAGAAGTGGCAGAACTTCTCTGTCAGGTTGCAGAAAAAATGATTAATCAATCTCACGAACAACATTAGCGGATAATTAAATGAATATTAAAATAGGTGAAAAATACGTTGTTACTTCTGACCGCCTGCAATTTATTCTTAATGAAGTAAAGGTTAGTCAGAAAGGTAAAAATAAGGGGCAAGAACGTTTAGAGCCAATTGCTTATTATTCGACTATCTCACAATTAGTCGCGGGGTTAATTAATCGCCATGTAGGTGAAGCGCAGATTAATAGCTTTGCTTCGCTGGGGAATGAAATTGGTCGCATCGGTAAACTGTGCCAAGAAGCCTTTTCAGCCAAATGACCGATTCGAACCATGGTCGCATTACCCCAACTCCGCCGTTGCCTTATCCGGGCAGCGGCGCTGCTGTTACTCAATGGGCGCATACTTGGAACGCTCCCCGCCCGGCAGTATCAGGACCTGAAAGACCGCTTACCCGTGAACAACTGATTCAGGGGCAAGCCGTTTTAGCAAAAATCAATAACCTCCCGCATTTCCTGCGTGACCAGTTCATTTCTCGCCACGGTTTTCTCTTAGCCAATAAGGGACTACACGCCGCCAATAAGTGGCTGATTTTTGTTTTTGAGCAGCGTATCTGGCCGCGCATCCGTGTGGTTAATACCAAGAATTTCATGGACACCAAGTACCTGCGGGAGTTTTCGCTAGAGCCAGAAGACTACGACAAATTACCGGGACTGCACGATAAAGAGCTACGACGCTTGGCCCGTCAAATTGCTGACGAGCTTATGGCGTTCTTTAACCATTATTGCGATCAGTGCATCGAGAACAATCAGGGCGATCGTTCCATTTTGTTGGTGCTAGGTACACAGAGGCGAATTTTCGGCAAGTTGGGGCGATTCGCTCATGCTTTCCATATCACCCCGATGCACTGGCGCAAATACCTGAAAGGCCGGTTAGATATCACCTTAGCTATCGCCAGTCTGTCACGGCTGGTTGATCCTGAATGGTGGGAGCGCAAACTCAAAGCACAGAGAACCCGCTGGCGGGAAGCGTTATTGATTGCTGTCGGTAATGTTAGTCGGGATATGTCGGCGTCTTCTTATGCCAGTAAGCAGGCAATTCGCGAAGTGTTCGCCCGTCGGCAGTCTAATCTGGAATATCTCAAAAGCTGCCAGTTAGAAAACATTGAAACCGGTGAGCGCATCGACCTGATTGATAAGGTGATGGCGAGTATCTCTAATCCAGAAATTCGCCGTATGGAGCTAATGAGCACCATCGCCGGTATCGAAAAATATGCAACGTCACAAAAACACGTCGGCATGTTCCTGACCGTCACCACTCCGTCAAAATATCACCCGACTCGTGTTATCGGTAAAGGTGATAACGAGAAAGTCCAGCTTAACCACAAGTGGGACGATGAAGCCTATTCTCCCAAAGACGGCCAGCGTTATCTCTGCAATATTTGGAGCAAAATGCGCACCGCTTTTAAAGACAATAAATTAAGCGTCTACGGAATGCGGGTGGTTGAGCCGCACCATGACGGTACGCCACACTGGCACATGATGCTTTTTTGTGAGCGCAGGCAGCGCCAACAGATTATCGACATCATGCGCCGCTATGCGTTGAAAGAAGACAGTGACGAGCGCGGAGCCGCTAAATATCGCTTTGAGTGCAAGCACCTGAACAAGGGCGGGGCCGCTGGCTACATCGCTAAATACATTGCCAAAAATATCGACGGCTATGCACTTGAGGGTGAACGCGACCATGAAACCGGTGAGCTGTTGACTGAATCCGCTGCGGCGGTGACGGCGTGGGCAGCAACGTGGCGCATCCCTCAGTTTCGCCCGATTGGCATTCCTTCCATGGGTGCTTATCGCGAGTGTCGCCGTATCCGTTTTATCAGTCTGGCTGAGACTTTCGACGAAACCGTGGAGGCCGTGCGCCATGCGGCTGACGAGGGTGATTTTGCTGCCTACATCGCCGCACAGGGTGGAACCAATAGCGGTAATCAGACTGTGCGCGTAGCCAAGCGCGTTGCTGATGAACTCAACGCTTATGACGAAGAAGTACAGAAAGTTGTCGGTATCTATGCCCCTCACTTGGGCGCTGACCATGTTCATGAAACCCGCACAACCCAATGGCGCATCGTTTCGGGTGCCGTTGACGTTGAGCCTTTGACGTTGAAAAGCGCCTCTGGCGCGCCTCGGAGTCCTGTCAATAACTGTGGGTTAGGTGGAAACACCCAAGCGCCAAATGACCCCAACGGGCAGGCTAAAACGCCTGTGATGGCGATGGAATACCCACCGGATGCCGTTATTGACTGGTCGGACACTGCCGCCGTGAGGGCGATTGTGGCCCGTGTTAAAGAGAAACAGCCGACGATTAGCAAGATACAACGAAGCTATGACTCCACCAAAGGCCGCCTTATTGCACCATCAGCCCGTTTAACCCGTGAAGAACGCCAGCGCATCCCCCAAATCCGCAATGATTTACTGCTGAAAGATATCAGCGCTCAACGCTGGGAGCTGGAATCGTTAACCCGTGGGGCCAAAATGTCGTTTGGCGGTGATGTTATTCAGTATCCGGCCCTGTCCGACTGGCCGGAATTCGATGATTAATCTACCTGAGAGAAAGCTCATGACTAAAACCGCTGCAACTACCCGTAAACAGGCACAGCGCCAGCGTGATAAATCTGCTGGTATCAATGAGATCCGCACCCGACTGGAGCCAGAAGAATACGCCATGTTGACCGAGGGCATGACCGCCCGGCGTCTGTTCCGTCCAGCTTACGATTTACCGGAATATATCGCGTTACTTATTCGACAGGATAATCAGCGACTAAAAGAGCAGTTGGCCGAGTTGGATAAACAGCGCTGTGGCAAATGTGGCGACACATTACCAGGCGATCCAAATGGGTGTTGTTTACGGGGTGAGACGGCGTGCTGGCAGACCAAAGGCATCAACAGCTTATTAATTAGCGCAATTAAACCATTGTGACGCGTCACAACGTTAATTGAATATCTGGTGTGACGTGCTGTGTTCACTGCTTTGAGGCATAAAAGGCTTGTTGTTCAACAGGCTGCTTTTTAAGCCAATGTTTTTTACTCAAGCAAAACCATAGATTTATATAGAAGTTTTCTTAAAAATTGCATAGTATACTGTATATAAACACAGTGCTATGTGTGGCGGAGGGATGAGGTGCCAGATTCATTAGAAGAAATAGTCTTACTCGAACGAATCGATCTGATAGCGCGGCTTACCACTTGTAGTGAGAGTCAAAACCGTGATCGTGAGATTGCTTTGGTTTGGATTGCTGAACTAGTTAAAGAGGTGAGGATAGAGGTCAAACAAGCCAAAAATTAAAAGTTGAGTTGGCGACTAAAATTTAATAACTCGTTGACTATGCTGAGAGTATTGAGCTGGTAGGCTATTTTTCATACCTCCGAATTTAACATTTATAAGTGCAGTGTCAATCAAGAGTTCTAAAAGTGTGATGTTACTGATTTCAGAGCTTTATAGTGTTAGGTATCTGTTGAGCTAGTATACTATTGTCAGCATTAACTTTATAAAGTCTCATAATGTCTAGATTATGGTGAGGGTTGGAAAAATGAGTCATTTAATGTTGGATCTTGAAACTTTGGGTGTCTCGACAGAAGCGCCATTGATATCAATAGGTGCAATTTTTTTCGATCTTTCGTCAGGCACACAATATGCTGAGTTTTATAGAGTAGTACATTTAAGCTCCGCTTTGGAGTTTGGACAGCCAGAGCCAGCAACATTGCAATGGTGGATGAAACAAAGCGATGAAGCACGTTCTGTGTTTAATGAATCCGATTCTTTAAGTATGAAAGCTATACTGGTTGAATTTTCAGATTTCATCAAACGGTTTGGTGATGAAAATGTTAAGGTTTGGGGGAACGGTTCAAGTTTTGATAATGCTATTTTAGCTTCCGCATACCGTAAACAATCTATTGATTTACCTTGGGATTTTAGAAACGATAGAGACGTGCGTACTATTATTGATCTCGCAAAAGAATTAAAAAACTTTGATGCTCGTGCTGTAATTAAGATGAATGAATATGCGCACCATGCTCTTCATGACGCTAAATATCAGGCTGCATATGTAAGTGCGGCATATCAAGCACTTAAAACAATGTAAATCAAAAATATAATGAGTATACCTCTGATAGATGTTACTGATTGGCGTAAGGATGATGAGCATGGTATTTTTCCTATTGGCGCTAGGGACAAGAAAATGCTTTGGTCTCCATCTAATCCCCCTGAGGGTATTAAGCCTAATTGGCCTTACTTATTCAAGCTATCAAGGGATGCGTATCCTGACCAATTTTGGATGGAGACAATAGCATTCCTTGTTGGAGAGAGCTTGGGGGTCTCGGTTCCAAAAGCCTACCCAGCGGTCAGAGTACTGGATGACGAAACAAGCGAGTTTGGTGCTTTATTAGAGTGGTTCTACGATAAAGAACGTCAACTATTTGTCCATGCATCAGATTTTTTTCACGTACTAATAAACGATTTTGATGATGATTCAGGCCAACATCACAATATAGAAGATTTAAGGCTGATATGCAGAGCATTTAGTATTCATGGAGTTTTAGACCCGCATCCTTTATGGACAGAAACTTTATGTGACATGCTGCTGCTAGACTCTTTGATTGGGAATACGGATAGACATCAAGAAAACTGGGGGTTTATCTTTGTGCCAGGATCCAAAGGCGAAAATGCTACTTACAAAGTTAAAGCAATAATTGCACCATTCTTTGATAATGGCACCAGTCTTGGGCATGAACGATTTGCGAATCGAGTCCAAAGTTGGACGAAGAAAAAATTAGATGAATACATCCAAAGCGGCTGCCATCATTTAAGGAAGAGCCGCAAAGATACGAAGATAAGACTCAATCATCTTAGTTCAATACAAACTTTAGCTAAAGATGAAGCTTATGCTACTCACATGGTTAAGAGATTGAATTTCAATCTAGATGTTTTGACGAATCAGATTCGCAAACTATGTGACATAAAAGTTGGTGAACCTTTCACCAAAATGAGAGCTGACTGGACTATTCGGCTACTTGAACGCAGACATCAACGGCTATCAGTGATTCTAAATATGCGAACTATCAATAAGATTATAGAGCCGAGTCGCTTGTTGCTGACTTGGCAACCTACTACCGGTGGAACCCGGCACATTGTTGGTCAATTGAACCGTCTGGCTGATGATAGCTATACGTTCACTTACCATTTCAATACAGAAGACTTTATCGCTGCAATGGATAAAGGTTTTTTGGGGCATCCTGCTTTCAGTATGAAACATGCTGAACATACTAATAATGTTTTAGAGCCTTTTGTTCGGCGTTTACCTCCGCGTAAACGTAAGGATTTTGAAGAGTATTTGGCGCAACATCTTTTGCCCTCACCATTTGAAGGCTCTGACTTCGCACTATTGGGATATACCGGTGCAAAATCGCCGGGTGACGGTTTTTGTCTTTTGATAGATCCTGATGTGCTCAACGGTGAAGCGGAGCTTTTACTTGAGGTTGCTGGTACTCGTTATCAATTAGGACTGGACTTGGAACGTGTCTCTGTTGGGGATATGGTAAGCCTTATCCCTGAGCCAGATAACGAGCATGACCCAAATGCGATCGCTGTTGTACATGAAATTGGAAAGTTGGGTTACATAAACAAAGTGTTATGTGATTCTCTGCGTAAGAGAATCGCCAAAAATAAGGTTACAGCTTTAGTTGCTAAAAAGAATGGTACGACTGACCGCCCATTAGTTTATTTAATACTTGAGTGTGAAAAGTAAACCTTGTTTTTTGTAGGCCACTGTAGCTATTACAGTGGCTTTTCTTTTTTTAAACTCAAATTTAGCGCTGCATGCATATGGTGCATGATTTTGCATGTAACTCCCCAACATCAAAACAACTGAAACCCTGCGCCACAAGGGCTTGCCGGGGTTCTACGTCATGCATGAAAAGCGCATGATAAAGTCAGAGCGCGTAGGCGGGGTAACATTGCGCGCAAGGAGTTCTGATACCCTTATTTCTAGATCTTGGGCGGGCCGTGGTGCTGCGTTCGGTTATGTTGGTAATCAATGCGTGTTCGTGGGGTACGAGGGCGTGACGGGCTTCTGGTGACGTAGGGTGCGAGGAGTTGGAATTGCTACTTTTCAGGCATGAACAAGCCGCCCGGTTCGGCGGCTATGATGCTGAAGAATATCAATTAACTATTTGCAAACTTGAAACGCAGCCAGCTTGTTTTCATCTGTATACAGTGCAGCGACAAAGCCGTCTGTAACCAGTGAGTTGATAACGCCAAGCGGGCCAGTCATATAATGACCATTAGATATGCCACACATCACCTCAGAGTCATGGGCTAACGTCGCGTTACACTCTATTCGATGCGATACCAGCGCAGTAATACAATCCGGGTCAAGTGACAGCGCTTGATTAAGAATATTAACAGCCAGTTGTGCTGTGATTTTTTGGTTAGTTTGAGTTTCCATAATTATTCCTTTTTTCGTTTTGTATTTTTGCGGTGGATGCTGCGGTGGCGCGGGCCTTTTCACTGTGTCGCCGGGTTTGTATGGCGGTAGTGTTGGCGCTTTACGTCCCATATCATTCCTCGCTTATCAATTCATAAGGCTTGAATCGGATCACCTCTTCCCCTATCCAGTCATTCACCTCCTTCAATCGTTCTTGCAACGGCGTTAACTCGTTACGGACAAAAACTTGTGAGGCTTTTCCGACGTCACCGAAACCACCGGTATTGTTGGGAATAATCCCCATCATCTGTGGCGGCACCCGGTGCACACTGAGCAGGTCGTCACGGGTGGCGTTCTTGATATTAAAAAAATCATCCTTGGTGGCGACTTCGCTCAACGGTAAAATCTGGATACCGTCTTTCTTGCCATTGGGCGCGTACATAAACAGGTTGCGAAAATTGCCTAACCCTTTAGTGTCACGCATCGCTTTACGCATCGCCTCAATATCGCTGCTGCTTTGCGCCGCATCAGTCATATACAGGATGTACCCCGCGTGAGCACCGTTCTGGTAATACTTGCGGCGGAACAGCGTGGCCGCTTCATTGAGCCAGGCAGAATTTAAGCCGCTGAGGTATTCCGGCAGGCCGTAAAGCTCCTGATTAATATCCGGTTCTATCAGATGGAAAACGCTACCGGTGGCGAACTGGTGTTCATTTTTCCAGTTTTGAACAAACCAATAACAATCTTTCTCTAACCCACGGCGGGTATACTTGGCCGGGCTGGGGTCGAGGCGCAGTGGCGCGCCCAACTGGTTACGACGTACTTCTAAAAACGCATTGCCGAACACCAGATAATCCAGTGCATAACGGCTAAATGCCTGCTGACTGAGCATTGGGTGAGGGGTAAATGTGCTTGCCAGTATGTTGCGTTTCACATACAGCGGTGAGCTGTGATGTACCGCCGCCCGGAAGCTGCGCGCCAGTCCGTCAAAGCTGATCGGCGGGTCATACCATTTACCGTTACCGGTGCATTCGATGTAATCCAGAATTTCCCGCTTATCAAGAACGGCGGAGGGTTCGCCAAAGGTGAACGCCTCTACCGGTTGCTGTTGACTGGCGGCTTAATGCCTTGCGGCCTTTGCGCTTACTCATCCGTAAAACTCCAAGAAATTAGGGCTGTGACCGCCATATGTCGCGGTAAGGGGTTCATTTAACAGGGCATGCATAATCGCCCACGCCACATCGGCGTGGCTGGCTTCTTCGCTGCGGCTGGCAACATAAGTCGAACTTTTGCCGCTGGCGGTCATGGTTTTGCGAATGGCCATAAAGGACTGGGTGATGTCGGTGTGGCCGGTGTCATATTCCAGGCGGCCGTTATTGATGGTGTGCTTGGCTTTCAGCACCATGGCGGTCTTGATTTCAGGGGTGTATTTGATTTCCCTTGCTGCCGGGAAGAACTGGCGCACCAACTGGAAAACACCTTGGCCGACGGTAGTGGCATCGATACCGATATACTCCACGCAATATTTCTGCGTCAGCTCTTCGATATGTTTGGCCTGCGCCTCAAAGTCCATCCCTTTCCACTGGTGGCGTTCCAGTACGCGGAACTTGCCGCCCGGCACCATCGGCGGTGCAATCACCGCACACCCGGCGCTGTCGCCGCCGTTGGCCTCGGACGGGTCGTAACCAATCCACACCGGGCGATGCCCAAATGGCCGCAACGAATACGGGTTGTAGTCTTCCCACTCTTCCAGACTGTCCACCATGCAAGCCTGCAACTCGGCGAACGGGAACACTGACGCTTGATCGTCAACAAATTCGCACATCAACAGGTTTTGATATTCTGACGGGCCGTATTCCAGTGAGAGCTGGTTGAGGTCAAACAGGTTACAGCCGCCCGCCAGTGCATCTTCAACCGTGACAATCTGCCGCCACTGACCATCATCACACAGCGCGCCACGGGCTAAATGGCTGTGGCTGAGATCCAGTTGGATATGGTCGGATTTATTGCGGCGGCCTTTATTGAACAGCTCACCAGACCAGAACGGATAGGCACTGTGCGCCAGACTCGACGGGGTGGAGAAATAGGTGGTACGCCATTTCTTGTGTAATGACATGCCGCTGGCGACTTTGCGCAGTTCCTGAAACTTGGGGATCCAGAAATATTCGTCAAGATAGAGATTGCCGGTGTAGCTCTGCGCCGTACGGACGTTAGTACCGAGGAAGAACAGGCGCGCCCCGTTCGGTAACACCATCGGGTCGCCTTTCAGGTCAACGTCAACCATCCGGGCGAAGTCGATAATGTAACTTTTGAACACGTGCGCCTGTGCTTTGCTGGCGGACAGAAAAATCTGATTACGGCCTGTTGTGATGGCATCCAGTAACGCTTCACGGGCAAAGAAGAACGTTGCGCCAATCTGCCGTGATTTCAGGATATTGCGGATACGGTGAGTTAACCCGGCCTCAAACCAATTACGCTGATAATCAAAGATATTTTTATGAAATATCGACTCCAGCTTCTCAATCGCCGACTCACTAAACAGGTTTTTGTCCGGCGTCTTGCGCTCCCCTTTGTTGCGGTTCGCCACTGCCGGGTTTAAGTCGGCCTCACTGCCGGTCTGGTTATAACGGTTCACCCGCGCCAGCCGTTCAATCTGGCGGCCTAACAGGTCAATCTCTTTAAAATCCCGCCCCTCTTTGGCGTCTTTCATGATGAGCTGAATTAACCGCGCTTCCATGCTGGTTTCCACCCGAGAAATGGGCGCAATGGCATCCCACCCGTCGCGCTTCTTCCAGCTCTGCACAGTCGGCGATTTCAGGGCCAGCGTGTCCGCAATCTGGCGCACAGAAAAGCCTTGCCAGTAAAGCAAGGCCGCCTGTCGCCGTGGGTCGCTGATAATGGTGCTCGGTGTCGTATTCATGCCATTAGGCTACGCGACCAGCCCGACCCTCTGCGCGCCCTGCCAGTTGTGCCAGCCCCGTCACAACTGGCTTTCGTTGTTGCTGCCGCCATACATCAGGAGACTAAGCCCCGAACGAACAACCCTAATCACATGAATGGAGCCACACATGGCTAAGAAAGTGTCTAAGTATTTCCGTATCGGCGTTGAGGGTGACACCTGTGACGGGCGGAAGATTGAAGCCGACGATATCAACCAAATGGCCGAGTCATTTGACCCGCGCGTGTACGGTTGCCGCATCAATCTGGAGCATTTGACCAGCTACTTCCCGGACAGCACCTTCCGCCGGTACGGTGACGTGATCGGACTGAAAGCGGAAACCATTGAAGACGACTCTATCCTGAACGGCAAGCGTGCACTGTTCGCGCAAATTAGCCCCACCGATGATTTGGTGTTGATGAATAAAGACCGTCAGAAAATCTACACCTCTATGGAGATCCGCCCGAACTTTGCCAATACCGGTAAAGCTTATCTGGTCGGTCTGGCGGTGACCGATGACCCCGCCAGCCTTGGGACTGAAATTCTGGAATTCAGCGCCAAGGCCAAACACAACCCACTGGCCTCCCGTAAATCTCACCCGGATAACCTGTTTTCTGCAGCGGTTGAAGTGCAACTGGAATTTGAAGACGTGGCCGAGCCGGGTGTCAGCTTACTTGGCATTGTGAAATCGGTATTCAGTCGTAAACAGGCAACCGACGACGCCCGTTTTAATGATGTGCATGAGGCGGTGAATGCCGTGGCAGTGCATGTGCAGGAACAGGGAGAAACCATTGAAGCCCGCTTTGCCATCATTGAGAAACAACTTACTGACCACGTTGTGGAGCTGAAGCAGAGCATCAAACAGGGCAAGCAAGGGGTAATTGACCTCGAAAATAAACTTTCTTCCACTGAGAACTTTGGTCAGTCAAAGCGCCCGGAAGCCACCGGCGGCAACAACCAGAACGATGTATTGACCGACTGCTAGTTGGGATTAATGGCCGCCTGCAGTGCGGTCCGCTTGTTATTTCATTAACACGTTATTTAACTGAATCAGGATTATTATGCGCCCAGCAACCCGTTTTAAATTTAATGCCTATCTGACCCGTCAAGCCGAGCTGAACGGGGTAGAAACCGGCGACCTGAATAAAAAATTCAGCGTTGAACCCTCTGTCACACAAACCATCATGACCCGCGTCCAAGAGTCCTCAGAATTTCTGAGCCGTATCAATATTGTGCCGGTATCAGAACTGACCGCCGAGAAAGTGGGGTTGAGTGTTACCGGGTCAATTGCCAGCAATACGGATACCGATAGCGGCGACGAGCGCGAAACCGCCGAGTTTGCCGGGCTGGACAGTGAGAAGTATTTCTGTGAGCAGGTGAATTACGACTTCCACATTCGCTATAACACCCTTGACCTGTGGGCGCGTTATCAGGACTTCCAGACCCGCTTACGCGACGCGATTATCAAGCGACAGGCACTTGACCGCATCATGGCGGGCTTCAACGGCATCAGCCGCGCCAAGACATCCAACCGTGCACAAAATCCATTGTTGCAGGATATCGCAGTGGGCTGGTTGCAGAAATACCGCAACAACGCACCAACCCGCGTGATGAGTAAAGTTATCGATGAAGATGGCGCGGTAGTGTCAGAAAAAATTCGTGTTGGCCATGGTGGCGATTATGCCAATCTGGACGCGTTGGTCATGGATGCCACAAACCAGATGATTGCTGACTGGCATCAGGAAGACCCGGAACTGGTGGTCATCACTGGCCGTCAGTTGATGCAGGATAAATATTTCCCTATCGTCAACAAAGAGCAGGAAAACAGCGAAACCCTCGCTGCTGACCTGATTATCAGCCAAAAACGCATCGGTAATTTACCGGCTATCCGTGTGCCGTTCTTCCCGTCTAACGCGTTCTTTGTTACCCGCCTCGATAACCTGTCTATTTACTGGCTGGAAGACTCGCACCGCCGTCATATCGATGAGAACGCCAAACGTGACCGCATCGAAAACTACGAATCCATTAAGCAGGATTATGTGGTGGAAGATTACGCCTGCGGCTGTCTGGTGGAGAACATCGAGATTTTGCCACCACCACAGAAAAAAGATGAACCGGAATCTGGAGCGGATAAAAAAGCTGCGTCTGACGCACCTAACTACGATGGTCTAGCAGCCGCGATTATTGCTGCAGTAAAAGTGGCTGCTAACCCGGATGAAACTAAGCCGGAAGCCACAGTCAACGCGGAAAACGCACCGGAAACCACAGGCGAAGCACCAGCCGCGAAGGGGAGTAAATAAGCCATGTCCAGTCCTGCGCGTCGCCACTTTATCCAACAGTCGGCTATTGCCGCTTCACAACAGCGGGATAACCCGCTGCGCCACGCCACCGGCTACGAGCTGATGTTGCTCAAGCTCAATGAAGATAAACGCAAGCTAAAACAGGTGCGTTCAAATGAGCGCAAAGCCGAGCTGAAGCGGCAGTTATTGCCGGATTACCTGCCGTGGATCTCTGGCGTGTTAAGTGAGGGGAAAGGCGCGCAGGACGCCATTGTAATGACCATCATGATTTGGCGTCTGGATGCCGGGGATATCCCCGGTGCACTGGATATCGCCCGTTATGCCCTGCGTTATCAGCTAGTGCCGACAGACCGCTTTACCCGTTCTACCGCTTACCTGATTGCCGAGGAAGTCGCGGACGCTGCGGCGCGCGCCTATGCCACCGGTAAGCCGATTGATATTGAGCCTCTGCTGCAAACCATTGAGCTGATGGAAGAGGAAGACATGCCCGATCAGGTGCGGGCCAAGCTGCACAAAATCACCGGCTATGTGCTGCGTGACAGTGGCCAGGGCGAACTGGCCCTGTCCCATCTTCACCGCGCACTCCAACTGCATACCGGTTGTGGCGTCAAGAAAGACATTGAGCGACTGGCCGTGAAGTTAAAGAACGCCGCCAGCCGCTAATCCGAACGCTCCCCGAGCCGGGCGGCACGATGGCCGCAACCGATTTTATCGTGTTAACGCCGTCGTCCACCGCCCACCCATTCTGATATTGAGGTTGCCATGACCACTGTTGTTATCCCCGCGCCACGGCCTGACAAAACGGCTGAGCCGGTGATTGAAAATACCTTTTTCTGGCCTGCGGTTGACCCGATAAAACTGCGTGAGCTGCTGCGCCTTGAGGGAACCATTACCGCTGAGCGCCTGCGTTTTACCATCAAGGGCGCAATCGCCGAGGTTAACGCCGAGCTGTTCGAGTACCGCCGTGACCAGATGGCCGCTGGCTTTAAAACACTGGCTGAGGTGCAGGCCGAGCAACTGGACGGCGAAAGTATCCTGTTGGCCGAATACCAGCGCGCGGTCTGTGCCATTACTGCTGCGCTGCTGGCCGAACGTTATCGCGGCTATGACGCCAGCGCGCGTGGTGATAAACGCGCGGAGGCCATTGAAAGCACGGTTGATGAGTTATGGCGTGATGCGCGGATTAGCATTCGCAACATTGCCGGAAAATCTCACAGCATTATTGGCCTTATCTGATGCAGGTCAACGCGTTGCAAGGCGACACGCTCGATGCCCTGTGTTGGCGCTATTACGGCCGCACTCAAGATGTGCTGGAGCAAGTCTATGACGCAAATCCGGGCTTGTCGGAACTGGGGGCCATTCTGCCTCACGGCTATCCGGTGGAGTTGCCCGATATGGCCCCGGCGGCCCAACGTGAAACCGTTCAATTATGGGATTGAAAATGGAGAAAATCAGCTCTGCGGTAGCTTATGTCTTTGCGCTGCTGTTGGCGTTTATTGGCGCACTGAGTCCGCAAGATATCGCGTTTTATGTGGCTGCGGTGGCCGCTGCGGCTACCTGTCTTATCAACTGGTACTACCGGCGCAAGAGTTATTTCTTGCTGAAAGAATTGGGTGTCAGGCGGGAGGTGTTCGATGAACTCAATCGTTAAGCGTTGTCTGGTCGGCGTCATTCTGGCGCTGGCCGCCACCTTACCGAACTACCAGACCTTAAAAGCATCGCCCGCCGGGCTAAAACTGATTGCGGATTATGAGGGGTGTCAGCTCAACGCCTACCAGTGCAGCGCCAACGTTTGGACAAATGGCATCGGCCACACGGCCGGGGTTAAGCCGGGCAGCGTGATCAGTGAACGACAGGTGGCGGTCAATCTGGTTGCTGACGTGCAGCGGGTCGAACGGGCTCTCGCTGTCTGTATGCCGGTTACCATGCCGCAACCGGTGTATGACGCGGTAGTGTCGTTTGCCTTTAACGTCGGCCCCGGCGCTGCTTGCCGCTCGACGCTGGCGTTTTTTGTCAACAAGAGTGACTGGCACAGCGCCTGTAATCAGTTGCCGCGCTGGGTCTATGTCAATGGCGTGAAAACCAAAGGGTTAGAGCGCCGTCGTGTTACAGAGCAAAAACACTGCTTGAGCGGGGCCTGATATGCGCACAGCAATAATGTTGATCGTGACGTTACTGGCCGCGCTGGGGTGGTATGCCAGTCGCCTGAGTGACGATATCGACAACGCTAACCGGATTATTGGCACCCTGTCGGCAGGCATTGAAAGCCGGGACAACGCGATCACCCGCTTGCAAGCTGAGGCCCGGCAACAGGCAGAAAATGAGCGGGCATTACGCCAGTCACTGAGCGACGCCAGTACGTTGTCATTGTCCCGTGAACAGAAAATACAAAGGTTACTTAATGAAAATAAAGTCTTGCGTGATTGGTTCGCTACTGCTTTGCCTGCTGATGTTATCCGGCTGCACCAGCGCCCCGCGTTCGCCAGCCCCAACGGTTATTTACGTTGGTTGTCCGACGGTGAACAGTTGCCCGCTACCGGGCAGCAGCCCGGCGGTTAACGGTGATTTAAGTGCCGATATCCGCCAGTTAGAAACCGCACTGGTGGCTTGTGGGCTGCAAGTGGAAGCCATTAAACAGTGTCAGGAGCAACACTATGCTAAAACCCAAACTGCTACGCCAAGCCTTAACCGACAGTCTGCCACTGTTGCAGACTAACCCGGAGCGGCTGAAAATGTTTGTTGACGGTGGGCGGATTGTCTCGACGCTGGCCCCGTCGCTGTCTTTCGAGAATCAATATACGCTGACACTGTTTATTGAGGATTTTCCCAGTGATGTGGATTATCTTTTTGTGCCGATACTGGCATGGCTGCGCGAGCATCAACCGGATATCATGGCAACAGAGGAAAAGCGCCGTACAGGTTTTATTCATAAGGTCGATGTGATGAGTGATGTGTTGAGTGATATCCGTATCGACTTGCAACTGACAGAGCGGGTGATAGTGAAAGAGCAGGACGGCGCACTGCATGTTAACCATGCGCCTGAACCGGCTTGGTCGGGCGCGCTCCCTCGTCCAACGGAAATTTACTTCCACGGTGAGCGGATTAAATGAGTGAACTAAAACCCTTTGATGATGCGCTGGCCGGGCTGATTGCCAATCTGTCACCCAAAGCGCGCAAGGCACTGGCGGTCACGGTTGCTAAGCGACTGCGCGCCAGCCAACAACAGCGCATTAAACGCCAGCAAGCGCCCGACGGCACCCCGTATGCTGCCCGTAAATCGCAACCCGTCCGTAACCCCAAAGGGCGCATTAAGCGTGAAATGTTTGTCAAGTTACGAGCCGCGCGTTACATGAAAGCGAACAGCAGCCCTAATGATGCGGTGGTCGAATTTGCCGGACGTGTAAAGCGGATGACGGCAGTACATCATTTTGGCCTGCGTGACCGTCCGAACGCGCACAGCAAAGATGTGCAGTATGATGAACGGCCGTTGTTGGGGTTTAGTCAGCAAGATATTAAATTCATTGAATCTGAACTAATAAAAAACCTAGATTGAATTATTCACTTTTCATTGACAAGTACGGTATAAAAAGAGATAAATAAGTTAAGCGTTGATGTTGGTCAACTGAGAGATCAGTGAGAGGGTTCAATTCCCTCAAGCTTCTAATTTATATCATCTTGAAAATCTTACATCCCTTCTTAACGTTTTTACGCGCGATATCACATCATCATCTGCAATAATATAATCGAGATTTTCTGATTTACATAAATCATCTATGTTTAAATTCGTTACGCCTCGTATATTAGCCCTGTTCATATTAGCCCCATCAAAAACAACACCACCCATATCACTATATTTAAACATGCAATTTTTAAATTCACCATTCCTAAGATTTGCTTTTGATAAATTACATGCATTTAAAGTTACACCGTGGAATTTAGTATTTTCAAATACTGCGTTTTTCATAATGCAATTATCAAAGGTAACGTTTCTTAACTTAGAACCCTCAAGATTTATAGCCTGTAATGCAGTGTTTATAAAATTAGATTTAGTCAGGTATATATTTTTTAAAACCAAGCCAGTAAAGTCACTGTCTTTAAATATCATATCTCTTATCTCTATAACTTTAGATTTATCAACAGTAGATGTTGCATGTAATTCACTGCCACTTATATTCATTCTATGTATTGTTATTTCATAAACGCCAGCTTCATTTAATCGCCTGAGAATGCCTATTTTCTTTAGATTTATTTCAGGACTGTTGTATTTCGATATGTCAATTAAATTATTCAAGAGATCTTTATTGCTTCCATTTCGTTCTCTTCTTTTTTCAAAGAAAAAGAGGATGACACCGAAAACTAAGAAATCAAAAGACGATGCATTTAAATTCACAAGAAGGCCATTCCAAAACCCCTTATTATAAATTCCAAATTCTGTTTTTGGAAAAAACCATGTACTAAACCAAGGAAAGGTTATTGACCATAAAACAACGATTATAAAATACAAAATAAAAGTAACAATGATATTCCTAAGTGGATGTTCCCACCATATTTTATACCAACACTTAGACATAACATCTCAATATGAAAAGGATTTATTGAGAGTCTTACATAAAAATCCCAACTGATGCAAAACAATGTTGTGCCAGCACTCTCACAAAATGAAGTTATTGATAACAATCAGCCAAAAACACATCCTTTCTGCATGAACACACAAACCCAACTCACAGAAATTCTGCGCCTGCTGCGCAACCTTATCCGTATTGGTACGGTGGCCGAGGTCGATCTCGACCAAGCCCTGTGCCGCGTGGCGACGGGCGACAATACCACCGGCTGGCTTAACTGGCTGACGTTGCGCGCTGGTCAATCGCGATCATGGTGGGCACCGTCCGAGGGGGAGCAGGTGTTGATCTTGTCCCTCGGTGGCGAACTGGATACCGCCTTTGTGCTGCCCGCTATTTTCTCTGATGACTTCCCGCCGCCGTCGGCCTCGGCGAATGGCCTGTATATCGCCTTTCCTGACGGTGCAACTTTGCACTATGAACCTGACAGCGGCGAGTTGCGCGCTGATGGCGTCAAAACAGCGGTTATCAATGCCAGTGAAGCGGTGAGTGTTACCGCCCCCAATATCACCTGTACTGCCTCGGTGAAAATCTTGCTGGATACGCCAGTAGTGGAATGCACTAACAACCTGACTACCGCTACGCTGAATGTAACCCAAGGCGGCCAGATGAGCGGTGATATTAAACATTCCGGCGGTCAGTTCTCATCCAATGGTGTAGTGGTCGATAAACATGACCACGGCGGAGTGCAGCGCGGCGGCAGTTATACGGAGGGGATCCGATGACCACAGCCAAATATCTCGGCATGAGCCGGAGCGCCGGACAGACCATTACCGACGCTGATCATATCAGCCAGTCAATCGCCGACATTCTGATTACGCCGGTGGGTTCGCGGGTGATGCGCCGCGCTTATGGTTCGTTGTTATCGGAGCTGATTGACCAGCCGCAAAATCCGGCGCTGCGCTTACAAATTATGGCGGCCAGTTACAGTGCCATTTTGCGCTGGGAGCCGAGGGTCAAACTGACTGGCATCACCTTTGAGACCACCATTGACGGAAAAATGGTAGTCGATATCACTGGCACCCGCAGCGATAGCGCGGCCCCACTCTCTTTAACCATTCCTGTGAGCTAACCCTATGGCAACCATTGACCTGAGCCTGTTACCGCCGCCGTTTGTGGTGGAAGAACTGGATTATGAAACCCTTCTGGCCGAGCGCAAAGCGACGCTGATTTCCCTGTATCCAGAGGAACAGCGCGCCGCTGTGGCCCGCACCCTATCGCTGGAATCTGAGCCGCTGGTCAAGCTGTTGCAAGAAAATGCTTATCGCGAGGTGATATTGCGCCAGCGCGTTAATGATGCGGCCCGCGCGGTGATGGTGGCCTATGCCGTCGGCAGTGATTTAGACCAGCTCGGCGCAAATAACAATGTTGAGCGATTGGTGATCACCCCGGCAGACCCCACCGCGATTCCACCAATTGAGGCAGTGATGGAATCGGACAGTGATTTCCGGGTGCGTATCCCGCAAGCCTTTGAGGGTTTGAGCGTCGCCGGGCCAACCGGGGCTTATGAATATCACGCCAAAAGCGCTGACGGCCGGGTGGCCGATGCCTCGGCAATCAGTCCGACCCCGGCCTGTGTCACCGTCACGGTGTTGTCACGGGAGGGTAACGGCGCAGCATCAAGCGAACTGTTGGCGGTGGTGGAAGCCGCGCTAAATGATGAGAACACACGCCCAGTGGCTGACCGGGTGACAGTGCAATCCGCCCGCATTGAAGATTATGAGATTGACGCGGTGCTCTATCTGCATCCGGGGCCAGAGGCGGAGCCAATCCGCGCGGCAGCCGAAAAGAAACTGAACGCCTTTGTTACCGCACAGCGCCGCCTTGGCCGCGACATTCGCCTGTCTGCACTGTATGCCGCGCTGCATGTCGAGGGTGTTCAGAGGGCGGTGATTAATGCCCCGCTAGCTGATGTTGTGCTGGATAAAACCCAAGCCGCATTCTGCACCGGCAGCGCCATCACGGTTGGGGGTACAGATGACTGACCGTTTATTGCCAGTCGGTTCCTCGGTACTGGAAGTGGCCGCCGCCCGCGCCTGTGCCGAACTGGAAAATACCCCGGTTCCGATTCGCCAGCTCTGGAACGCCGACACCTGCCCGCTGGAATTATTGCCTTATTTGGCGTGGGCGTGGTCAGTGGATCGCTGGGATGAGAAGTGGCCGGAAGCCACCAAGCGTGCGGTGGTGAAGTCCTCGCAGTATGTCCATAAACACAAAGGCACCATTGGTGCTATTCGTCGGGTGGTTGAGCCGCTCGGCTATCTTATCAAGGTGATCGAGTGGTGGAAGACTAACGAAACGCCCGGCACTTTTCGCCTGGATGTTGGCGTATTGGAAACCGGCATTACCGAAGAAATGTATCAAGAGCTGGAACGGCTGATAGATGACGCCAAGCCATGCAGCCGTCACTTAGTTGGTCTGTCTATCAACCTCGACAGTAGCGGCCCGCTATATGTGGCCGCCGCCAGTTACAGCGGCGATGAACTGACCATCTACCCCTATTTGCCTGAAACCATAACCGTGACCGGCGAGGATTACGCCAGTGCCGCAGTCCATATTATTGATGACATGAGAGTGAACCCATGACCGTGAAATTCTTTGCTTTACTGACCAACATCGGCGCGGCCAAGCTGGCGAACGCTACTGCGCTCGGCACCCGCTTAGAGATCACCCAAATGGCGGTTGGGGATGGCGGAGGAACTCTGCCAACCCCTAACCCGGCACAAACCCAGCTGGTGAATGAACAGCGCCGCGCTGCCCTTAATATGCTGACCATTGACCCGGTTAATACCAGTCAGATTATTGCTGAACAGGTTATTCCTGAGACTGAGGGCGGATGGTGGATCCGGGAAATTGGCTTGCTGGATAAAGACGGTGATTTGATTGCCATTGCCAACTGCGCGGAAACCTATAAACCGCAACTGCAAGAGGGCAGCGGGCGCACCCAAACCATTCGGGTCATTTTGATTGTCAGCAGCACCGCCGCTGTCACGCTAAAAATCGACCCATCCGTAGTATTGGCAACGCGGGAATATGCAGACGACAAAGCAATTGAGGTTAGGCAGTATGCCGATAAGTTACTGTCTGACCACGTCGCTGCGACAGATCCTCACGACCAGTATTTACGTGCCGCCGACAATCTTGCGGGCGTGAACGATAAGTCTCAAGGTCGAAAAAATATGGGGTTGGGCAAACTTGCAGAAAAGGACGAACTGACATTCTCTGATGTGGGTGCCGCGTCAGCCAATGATGTCGTATCACGTACACGGGGAGGCACATTTGATAAATCATTGCACGTTCGTGACACACTGAGCGCAGGTAATATCAAATCAGAAACCAATATTGACGCGGTCGGGGTTGTTACTTCTCGTAATAAAATTGAATGTCGTTCGCCGGGTTCTGATGCCTATTCCGCCGGGTTCCGCTGTTATATTCGTGACTCGGTCACATCAATCACTACAGATTATGTCAATACGCATCCCGAAGGTGGGGAGCAGTGGATGTTCGCCACAAATTACAACTTTGTTACTGGGGGTGTTGATTTCACTACCCGAGGTCATTTTATTTCTAATGGGATAGTGCGTGCGGGAGGGCTTGACGGTGGGTTTATGGATGGCAGTGGAAATATCACCGGGGCGGTGTGGGGGGAAGGGGGGGGGAACCTTTGGGGATTTATTAACAATAAAATCGCGGGTGTGCTGGCACAGTTTGGTAAACGTCACTTTGCTGGTTCGGATTATATCCGTATTCCAGACGTGCCGGGCGGGCTGATTGTGCAATGGATGACTGGCCCTGTTTCTGCCGGCGAAAATATCGCTTACCCTGAACTGGCTTTCCCCACCGCCTTTCCTGTTGCGTGTCTAATGGCATTCACGGCCACTCAGGGGAATGACACAATACAAGCCGATGTGATGTTTCAAACATCGCGTTGGAATAACAGCACGGTAAAGGTGTTCCCGCAATGGTTTGGCACTGCACAGCAAAACCTGTGCTATCCACTTATTTTCGCCATTGGCTATTAAGGATAAAAGACATGATCTATTTTTCTGCTACAACGGGCGGTTTTTATCCGCAGGAATGGAAAGAAGAATATCTGGCAACAGGTAGCTGGCCTGATGATGCACTATTGCTCACGAAAAAAGAACAAACGAAATATTGGAAACACGTTCCAGCCACGGGGAAAATGTTAGGGGTTATGAACGGCCGTCCGGTCTGGCTGGATATTCCGCCGTTACCTGCGCCTCACGGCGATACCCTCGCCGCACTTGCCCGCCGCCACCGCGATGCTTTTATCAAAACCACGGATTCAATTACTGTAATTGATTATTCAATTGATGATAGCCCGTTAACTGATACTCAACGTGCCGAGTTAACCGCTACCCGCGCCGCCTATCGCGCATGGCCCACGGTGGAAAACTGGCCACAGGTTGAATTGCCGGAACTGCCGCAATGGCTTTTGATCGAGGCAGTGAATCAGGGGTATTGCATTCCCAACTGGCCTCCGCTGTCAGTCTGATATTTCAACTTAGCCCCGATTGCGGGGCTTTTTCGTTGTACCAACCACCACACATCCCCTATCAGATGCCCTTCGCACGGTAAGTCGTCACCATACTCTCTACCCTCAACCAACAGAGAGTTAATCCATGAGTGATTATCATCACGGCGCGCGCGTCATCGAAATCAACGACGGTACTCGCGTTATTTCCACTGTTTCCACCGCCATTATCGGCATGGTCTGTACCAGCGATGATGCCGACGCGGCAACATTTCCCCTTAACACCCCGGTACTGATTACCAACGTACTGGCCGCCGCCGGTAAAGCCGGTAAAAAAGGCACACTGGCCGCGTCATTGCTGGCGATTGCGGAGCAGGCCCGCCCGGTCACCATTGTCGTTCGCGTGGCTACAGGTAAAGATGAGGATGAAACCACCTCTAATATTATCGGCGGTGCTGATGAGAACGGCCGCTATACAGGCATGAAAGCGTTGTTAGATGCGCAGTCTGTTACTGGTGTCCGCCCGCGCATTCTCGGCGTTCCGGGGCTGGATAATCTGGAGGTCTCAACCGCACTGGCGGGTATCTGTCAGCAATTACGGGCCTTTGGTTATATCAGCGCCTATGGTTGCAAAACCATTTCAGAAGCGATGTTGTACCGTGACAATTTCAGTCAACGCGAGTTAATGCTGATTTGGCCGGACTTCCTGAGCTGGAATACCACGGCCAACAGCACCGACATTGCTTATGCCACTGCCCGTGCCCTTGGCCTGCGCGCCAAGATTGACCAAGAGACGGGATGGCATAAAACCCTGTCTAACGTCGGCGTGAATGGCGTGACCGGTATCTCGGCCAGCGTCTACTGGGATTTACAGACCGTTGGCACTGACGCCGACCTGCTCAACCAAGCCTGTGTAACCACCCTTGTGCGCAAAGACGGTTTCAAGTTTTGGGGTTCGCGTACCTGCTCCGATGATCCACTGTTCGCTTTTGAGAACTACACCCGCACCGCACAAATTCTGGCTGACACCATGGCCGAGGCGCAATTGTGGGCGATTGACCGCCCGATGCACCCGACACTGGTTAAAGACATGATTGGCAGCATCAACGCCAAGTTCCGCGAAATGAAATCCGCCGGGCTGATTATTGACGGTACTTGCTGGTATGACGACAGCGCCAACGATAAAGACACGCTAAAAGCGGGCAAACTGTTTATTGATTACGACTACACCCCAGTGCCACCACTGGAAGATTTAACTCTTCGCCAGCGTATCACCGATAAATATCTGGTGAACTTTGCCGCTGCCGTCAACAGCTAAGGAAACCTGAACTATGGCACTGCCACGTAAGCTGAAACTGATGAACCTGTTTAACGATGGCCGGGATTACATGGGGATCGTCTCCTCCATCACCCTGCCAAAACTGACCCGCAAACTGGAGAACTACCGGGGCGGCGGGATGAATGGCGCAGCGCCGATTGATTTGGGGCTGGATGATGACGCGCTGGCGATGGAGTGGGCAATGGGCGGTCTTGACGAGTTCGTGTTGCAGCAATGGGGCGCACCCAAAGTTGACGCGGTTCCGTTGCGTTTTTCTGGCGCTTACCAGCGTGATGATACTGGCGAAGTCACAGCGGTAGAGGTCGAGATCCGTGGCCGCCATAAAGAGATTGATGGCGGTGAGTCCAAGCAAGGGGAAGACACTGAAACCAAGGTGTCCACACAATGCACTTATTACAAGCTGACCATTGATGGCAAAGTCGTGATGGAGATTGACGTGGTTAACCTGATCGAAATCGTTAATGGCGTAGACCTGCTCGAAGCCCAACGCAAGGCCATTGGCCGCTAACCCGACGGCCAGCACTCCGCTGGTCCTCCCTGACTGAACTGGAAAAAAACATGAAAAAAATCACGGATACACCCGCACAGGCCATTGAGATTAACGAGAACATTGTGGTACTGGAAACGCCGATTAAACGGGGTGAAACCCTGATAACTGAAATCTCGAAGTCATTCGCCCCAATGCCGGTACCCTGCGCGGGGTGCGTCTTGCTGATGTGGCCAACTCTGATGTGGATGCGCTGATGGTTGTCTTGCCGCGCATCACTTACCCCTCACTGACCACGGCAGAATGTGGCCGTTTAGAACTGCCGGATTTAGTGGCGCTGGCCGGTAGGGTGATCGGTTTTTTGTCGCCGAAACAGGCGGAGTAACCTTCGATCCGAAACTGGAAGTTGACGACCTGATGGCGGATATTGCTGCCATCTTTCACTGGCCGCCCTCGGAGTGTTGGGGGATGTACCTCACCGAGCTGGTGCGCTGGCGTCATAAAGCCCTGTTACGCAGTGGAGCCGTAAACAATGAGTAGGAGCTTACAGTTACAGGTATTGCTCAGGGCGGTTGATCAGGCCACCCGTCCGTTTAAAGCGGTACAGGCGGCCAGCAAAGCGCTGTCCGGGGATATTCGTACCACTCAAGGCAGCATTAAAGCGCTGGAAGCTCAATCCGCTAAAATTGATGGCTTTCGTAAGGCCAGTGCTCAACTGGCCGTGACCGGGCAGGCGCTGAAAAAAGCCAAAGAAAATGCGGCGGCGCTGGCGATCCAGTTGAGAAACACCGCAAACCCTACCGCCCAGCAAACACGGTTAATGGAGGGGGCCAAGCGCGCGGCCTCTGACCTGCAAACCAAATACAACGGCTTGCGTCAGTCGGTGCAACGCCAGCGTGACACCCTCAATGCCAGCGGTATTTCAACCCGAAACCTGAGCAGTGAACAGCGCCGGTTACGCAGTAGTGCAGCCGAAGCCACCGCCGCCCTGAGCCGTCAGCGGCAGGAGCTGCAACGTCTGAGCCAGCGACAGGAACGGCTTAACCGTATCAGCGCACGTTACCAGCGCGGCCGGGCTGCTGCCGGGGCGGTACGCAATGCCAGCGCGGTCAGTGTGGGGGTTGCCACTGCCGGGTTGTACGGAGCCGCTAGACTGATCGCGCCCGGCGTTGAGTTCGACAGCCAGATGTCTGGTACTCAGGCTATTTTAGGTCTGGATAAAAAAGACGCAAAACTGGCGGCCATTCGCCAGCAAGCGCGAGATATCGGCGGGTCAACCGCGTTTTCCCCAACTGACGTGGCACGAACCCAAGACACGCTGGCCCGTTCCGGTTATGACGCTGACGCCATTCTGGCCGCCACTGCGCCAACAGTGAATCTGTCGCTGGCCTCCGGTCTTGATATTGCCGAAGCGGCCGATATTGTGACCAATATGCAGTCGGCCTTTAACCTGCCCCTCGACCAGATACAGCGCGTGTCTGACGTGATGGCGAAAGGCTTTACCAGTTCGAACACCAACCTGTCAGAACTGGGTGAGGCCATGAAATATGTGGCACCAATTGCCGAGGCGGCCGGAGCCAGTATTGAAGATACTACCGCGCTGCTTGGGGTGCTGGCCGATAATGGCATTAAAGGCAGTATGGCCGGGACCAGTACCAGTGCGGTATTTAGCCGATTGCAGGCCCCGCGCGGCGTGGCACCGGTGGCACTGCGTGAATTGGGTATCACCACTCGCGACAGCAAAGGCAACATGTTGCCGGTAGAGAAAATACTCAAAGATATCAGTCAGTCATTTAAAAAGAACAAGTTAGGCACTGCGCAGCAAGCCGAATACCTGAAAGTTATTTTTGGTGAGGAGGCGATGAAAGGCGCAGTGAAACTGGTGGCTGCTGCCGGTAATGGCAAGCTGGCCGAGAAGAAAGGCAAGCTGGTACAGGCCGAGGGGACAGCCGAAGCAATTGCTGCTGTCAAAATGGATAACCTTGACGGTGACTTGAAAAACCTGACGTCGGCATGGGAAGACTTGCGTATTGAAGTCTTTGAAACGCAAGATTCCGCTCTGCGTAAACTGACCGTCACCGCAACTGGCTGGCTGATTAAGGCCGCTGACTGGGCAAAGAAAAACCCGGAGCTGGTCGCGACTCTCACCAAAGTGACCGGTGCGGCGCTGGCATTGATCGGTGGGCTGGGTGCGTTGGGGCTGATTGCATGGCCGGTCATGACCGGGTTTAACCTGCTGCTGGCCGGGGCCGGGTTGTTGAGTACCGGTTTTTCTCTGATGGCCGGAACTATTGCCGCCGCGCTCACGGCGCTAACATGGCCGATAGTGGCGGTGGTCGCGGCCATTGTTGCTGGCGCGCTGCTTATCCGTAAATACTGGGAGCCTATCAGCGCCTTTATTGCTGGTGTGGCTGAGGGGTTTATGGCCGCAATGGGGCCGGTCAGTGCTGCTTTTGAACCGCTTAAACCGGTATTCGCGTGGTTTAGTGACAAGGTGAAGCAACTGGCGAACTGGTTCGCTGACCTGATCCGGCCAGTAAAAGCCACACAGGAAACATTAGACCGGGCGACCAACGCAGGTAAAGTCTTTGGTGAGGGGCTGGCGGCAGCGCTCAGTCTGCCGATGAATGCGCTAAATACCTTGCGCGCTGGCATTGACTGGGTGCTGGAAAAACTTGGCATTATCGATACTAAGTCGAACGATCTGGCCGACAAAATCCCAGATGAGCCGCGCTACGGTTACGGCTATGGGACGAGTGGTTGGTCTGGCGGCTACCAACCCGTCACCGCCAATACGGGTACCACCATTGTCGATAGCAGTGTGACCACCAATGACATCAACATCAACATTCCACCGGGCATGAGCCGACAGGATGCTGAAAAAATGATGACGGATGCCCTTGCCAAAAATGAACGCGACAAACGCGCCCGCCAACGCGGCCAGATGGAGAATGATTAATGATGCTATCACTGGGTTTATTTGTGTTTATGCTGCAAACCACGCCTTATCAAAGCATGAGCCGCAATATTGATTACCGCTGGCCGACCAACAGCCGGGTGGGCCTGCGTCCGTCCGCGCAATTTTTGGGGGTTGAGGGGGAAAAAATCACGTTATCCGGGGTGCTGTTACCGGAACTCACCGGCGGATGTCTTTCATTGCTGGCGCTGGAAATGATGGCTGACCAGGGCAAGGCATGGTCGTTGATTGAGGGCAGCGGCATGATTTACGGTATGTTTGTGGTTGAGAGTTTAAGCCAGACTCGCAGTCTGTTTTTTGCTGATGGCAGCGCCCGGCGCATTGAGTTCACCCTCAATCTGCTGCGGGTTGATGAGTCGTTAACGGCCATGTTTGGCGATCTACAACAACAGGCAGACGAATTACTGGGTAAAGCGACGGCAATGACGGGCAAAGCACAGGCGGCAATCGGAGGGTTATTCTCATGATGACCGGCATTTCACTCCCGGCCGGGGCGGATATGGCCCCGGACTTTATGTTGAATATTAACGCGAAGGATATCACCCAGAATATTCGTGATCGGCTGTTGTCCCTGAGCCTGACCGATAACCGGGGCTTTGAAGCTGACCAGCTTGATATTGAACTGGACGACGCTGACAGCCAGCTTGCCATGCCGGAACGGGGCGCAGTGCTGTCAGTATTCTTGGGCTGGAAAGGTTCGGCGCTGATAGGTAAGGGTGATTTTATCGTGGATGAGGTCGAGCATCACGGCGCGCCAGATACGCTGACCATTCGCGCCCGCAGTGCGGACTTTCGGGGTTCGCTTAATGTGCGGCGTGAAGTCTCTTATCATGAGACAACACTGGGTAAAGTGGTGGCGCAAGTGGCGGAGCGTAACAACCTGAAAGCTATGCTGGCTGATGGTCTGGCGGATATCGCTATCTCTCATATCGACCAGACGCAAGAAACTGACGCCAAGTTTATCACCCGGTTAGCCTCGCTTAATGGCGCGGTAGCCGCCGTCAAAGCCGGGCGATTGTTGTTTATCAAGCCGGGGAGCACTGTCACGGCCAGCGGTAAACTCATTCCACAAATGACGATCACCCGGCACGATGGCGACCAGCACAGCTTTAGTATTGCTGACCGGGGCGCGTATACCGGCGTGAGTGCCAGTTGGTTGCACACCAAAGACCCCAAACCGGTAAAGCCGAAAAAGGTTAAGTTGCAGCGCAAGCCGAAATTTAAGCAACTCCGCGCACTGGAGCACCCCAAGGCCGCGCCGACCCGTGCCAAGGCGGTTAAAGAAGTCAAGCCGGTGGAGGAGAAGCAAGGGGATTATCTTGTGGGGGCGGAGGATAACGTGTTTGCCATTACCACCATTTACGCCACGCAAAAAGCCGCGATGCGCGCCGCCCAGTCCAAGTGGGAGAAGTTACAGCGCGGTGTGGCGGAGTTCTCTATCACATTAGCCATGGGGCGTGCTGATTTATTTCCTGAAACCCCTGTTGCGGTCAATGGCTTCAAATCAGTGATAGACCAACAGAGCTGGGTAATCAGCAAGGTAGCGCACAGCCTGAGCAACAGCGGCTACACCACTCAATTATCTCTCGAAGTGTTGCTGTCTGATGTGACTTATGAGGCTGAGTGATTTCACAATAAGTGAATTTAAATTCATTAGGTTCACATAAAGCTAATTTTTAAACGTTTGGAATGCTATCATATTTGCATCAGCAGAGAGAGGAGGGGACACCGATATGATGCATTGCCCGCTTTGTAGAACCGCTGCGCATGCTCGGTCTAGCCGTTACCTGAGTGAGAAGACGAAAGAACGTTATCACCAGTGCCAAAATATAAACTGCAGTTGTACTTTCGCAACACACGAAACAGTAGACCGGATCATTGTATCGCCGGGGGAAACCAAACCAGCTCCACCACATCCAAGTCGAACTCTTCAAGGCGCACTTTGGTTGTAAAGCAGTAACATTGTTGACGTGGATATCTGAGTGGGGCTATATTCTTCCACATAACCGAAGAATCGGTTGTCGGGATTGCAACCCCGCTGAATGAAACCACGTCAATATACACGCCGTGAGCGTGTTTTTTTATTGGCAAGTCTAGTCACATCTCAATGGTGGGCTGGATAGGGCTACCGAAAGGTAGGCTGGGTGGTTTCTCCAGTTGTTGCAACCCTGTTCAGTTCACCACCAGTGAGATTGCAACCTCTAGGTGGTGAGTTCTAAAAGAAACCATTGGAGGTCACTATGACCACTCAAGTATCTGTATTAACCCTTCCAGCTATCAATCATAACAACCTTTCCGTTATTTCCACCGAAATGCTGGCGCAACTGTATGGCGCTGAGGTAAAGAACATTCAGAATAATTATCTTCGCAATGAGGGGCGTTTTATCGCAGGTAAGCACTATTTCAAGCTGGAAGGGGCTGAATTAAAAGAATTTAAGAGCAAACCCTCTTTAAGAGGGTTAGTCGCAAATCGCGCTAAACATCTCATCCTCTGGACAGAACGCGGAGCAGCCCGTCATGCGAAGATGCTTGAAACAGATAAGGCATGGGAAGTATTTGAAAAGTTGGAGGATTGTTACTTCAACAAAGTATCTGGCATGGAGCTACGTATCAAGCTAAGGCAGCAAGATAACTTTGCCCAAGAGTTTTTAGTTCAAGGCTCTGCAATCACGCAGCTTAACGCATTGTTTCAATGCGCAGAGCATCTGCGATTGGAAATGTGGCCTCACCTTGTCGCGCTGCTTCCTGAACTCAACAGAGACTATAAGCTGACATTTGAAACACTGGCTATGGCTTCTTTGCTACTTAAGAAAAAGCGTGAAGAATGTAGGCTAAAGGCTGAGGTAATTATGTTGGGCCGCATAACCTAACAGACTTTTAAACTAACTAGTTTGAGGCGAAACTCTCAATGTCGGGGATTTCGCCTGTTTCTAAAAATGCTTCAAATTGCGGTTCATCTAGTATAACGACTCCCTGCATCCTTGCCGCTGTGACCTTTGTTGGCCCGGCATTGTAACCACAACAAAGAATCTGTAGGTTTCTGGTAACAGAACTTCTCACCATTAATCCATTAGTTAAAGCGCGCTCTGTTAGTCTTTCTTTGTCAATCTTCTTGAACCCGGTAAAACAAATGTCAAAAGTTTCTTTTTGGCGGGGTGATGATGGAGTGATTAGATGCGTGTAATCGGATTGAGAATAGTTACCTAATATAGCTAAAGCGGCGGCGGCTGTATTGAACTGCTTGAGGATTCTATCTTTTCTGTATGTTCTTAGTTGATGTGCTTTCGTGCAAATACCTTGGATGTAATTTTCACTATAACTGACATTAATCGCGGTATGAACGTTAATCTGTCCTTTGGCATTTATATAAATAAAATGTAGTTCTTCCAT